GTTGCCGACCTGAAGGCTGAGTCGTCACCTAGGACCTTCAGGTTTTTGATGGCTACACCTTGGCACTTAGCTAGATATTCGACGAGAATATAGTTGACAACGCTGTCAACAAGCTGAGTAAACCAGGTTCCAGATGGTACACCGCGTGCCTTGCGGAACATGCGGCCATCTGGCATAAGGATTGGCGTATTGATAAAATACCAAACCATCCCATCCCAGACGTTTCGCCACTTCTGGCGAGACCTCTTTGTCGTGGGTTTACCACGCCAATTCAGCCAATCAACGTTCTGGTGTAAGATGTCAAACGCCGTCCGGATTAACCAGGGCGGCACTGTGGAATCAAACGCGGAGAAGTCCAAACAGTGCAACTCTCACCCTCCTTGCAATTCACAGCCCACTCGGTATACAAGCGCTGTGAACTCTTCCCGCATAGCATCGGCCCATTGGGCAGTGCCATGAACTCGTGGTACATGACGGGAGCCGTTAAGCCCTCGATAACCAGAAGTTCGGCGGGGTAGATCCAGGCAAGCCTCGTCTTCGGTGTGTCAACCGGAGACATATGCCCGCGCTGTGCTGCCAAGCACGGCGGGAAGCGGACTCTGCGTGGATCGAACGCCACTTTACCGCCTTGTTTCATGCGGTGTCCAAGCCATCGTGCTTCAGTGTAAATCTGCTCCAAACAATCACCTTTCTTAAGCCCGGGAAACGTGACGCCAGCCGAAGTATCATGCCTGAGATACTGACCAACCTCTTCCCACTCAAGTGGTTCGTGCTTCACCGGTAAACGGAAAGCTGTTCTAGCAGAGGAGATTGCGCTCCTCATACACGAAGATTGCTCCTGAGATAAACTCGCGAAGCTATTGACCTGTTCGCCGAAGCGAAAAAGTGCTTTATACATGCCCTCGAGTCCTGCCGGACGTCGGGTGAAACCGTAAATGCGTTCGTATCTTTCACGGTCATGTTCTTTTAATGCCATTCGGACCCAAGGGTCCGTGTTTCCGGGTGGATTGTAGGTGGAGTAACCACCATATCGGGCTATCTCCCGGAGACCAGGCTGCGATATTTTGTCGCTGGGAGGGGAGAGCTTCGAACGCGTTTTCGCAGACGCGTCCCATAGCATGACAGTATCTGGTTCAACACCAGTCGTGTCTTCTCCCCTGTCGACAGGGATGTCTTCAAAGATTACATTTTGCATGTACGGTCTTCGATATGAAGGAGGAAATAGCCGGAGAA